CCTAATAAAAGGGCCGTGACTATTTATTGTTAATTTATTTTCTTTTGTATTGATTTGTAAACTTCAACGCCTTCGTCTGTTTTTAAATATGCAGCAAAAGCTGAATAAGGATTTTCATCAAAAGGTACTGTCATTAACTTTTTATCATTTGTTCCCCAAGAAAATGTTCTTTGATCTTGTGATAATTTAACAACGCTCATTTCTGTAGCTTTTATTGCTAAGTTTCTAAGTATAACATTTTCATCATTTACAAGCTCTAAGAATAACACTGGGTTTTCTCTAGCGAATAGATATAAATCTCTTTTAAGCTCACTAGAGCTCATTTTACCAACAGAAGAACCTAGTTCTACTCTTAATATAGCTTCCATTTGATCTACTTCAATAGACATAGCAGTGTTTAAAGCTTCCATTTCTATTTCTATACTTACAAGATCTTCTTTAGCGTCTGCTACTTCGTCTACTTCATCGTAAACATATCCTTTTTTAGGATGGTATATAGATAAAAGTTTTTGTAAAGCTTGTTGTTGTTTAGGTACAAATAATATACCGTTTTCAAAAACAATATGCTCTAGTATTGCGTTTTTATCCTGTTCGTCAATAAATATTGATCTTTGGTTACTAGCATATCTCATTTCTCTATTGTATTTTTTTTCTTCATCAAACCATAGTAAAGGTTTTCTACTTGTTGATTTAGAAGCTAAAACGTAAGATAAAGGAGAAGCGTTGCCTTTTAAGTAGTAACTTCTGTCTTTCATTTCCCATTTAGGAGCGTTATCAACTACTTTAGGAGTTGACACTATAATTTCTTTAGCCTTTTTTGGCTTTGTTTCTTTTGTTTCCATAATATAATATAATATAATTAAATAGTTTGTAAAAATAAACCTATGGGCGCCAATAAGACGCCCGTAAGTTTAAAGTAATTGTTATGAATCTTGAGTAGACGCTAAAGCAGTTATAGCTGGAACTAAATACTCTCCAGTTATATCATTAGCAATAACAAGAAATTGAGGTCCAGAAAAAGACACTTTTGAAAAGTTAGCTATTTTTTCAAGCACTGTTTTCACTGTAGCAAATTCTGAATCAGCTGTGATAGTACAAGCTTGCAAATCATGCTCAGCACCAGTACCACCTCCAATTGAAGATTCAAATCTAAAGTTTAATACCCCGTCAGCAACGCAATCTATTGCTAGCAAACGAGATAAAGGGTAAGCAGACATGTCATCCGCTGCACCCACAAATATTAAAAATTTATCCATTTTGTTTAGTTTTTAAGGGTTAATATTAAGATTCTTTAAGTAATACAAAGTTATTAGCTCCTTGAGTAATTAAACATCTTTCAGATAAATAATGTACTTCCATTACGTCATCTCCTGTGTAAGAAGCAGATCCAACAGAACCAGTAACCCAAGACTTAAGTCTTCTGTCATCAGTTGCTGAAGTTCTATATCTTACATGTAAGAAAGGTCTTTTGATATTTTTACCCATGTTTTGATCATAAACACTAGATGTTCCAGCAGGAATTAAAGCTCCAGAGATATCTCCAAAACCACCTCTTGCAGCAGCATCGTTTAAGTATTTCCAATCAGACTTGTAAAAATCATAAGATCCTCTTCTTAATCCAGAGAAACCTAAATTTAAAGCCATATCAGCTTGGTTGTCAAATACTCCAAAAGAAGCACCACCTTGATAGTTAGAATTTAATCCAGCCATCATATCGTCAAACGTTAAAGATAACTCTCTATTTACATAAAGCATGTTTTCTTCGATTGCACCTTGCTTGTCTAAGTTTTTAAGTAATAAATCAAAATCAGCTAAAGAAGCTAAATCTTCAAATACATTACCTCTACTTTCAACAGCAGCAAAGAAACCTTCAGAACCATTAATACCATCAGGGGCATCACTGTCACCTTCATTTCCAGTATCAGATACAGTAGTGTTAACGTCAGAAGAAACTGTTAATTCAGCTTCAATCATCATTGTTTCTAAATAATCATCAAATCTTAATTTAGTTTCGCTAGCAGCTTTTAAGTACCAAGAGTATCCAGATTGTCCAGACTCATCAGTAGTTTCAACCCATCCAATTTGAGCAGTATCAGAACCGTCAATTTTGAAATGATCTTTCATAATTAAAGGTCTGTTGTTGTACTGTGTAAATTGTGGCTTAAGTTCACCAACCATAGAGGCAGAGCCTTTAGGAAATTCAGAACCATATACAAAAAGGTTAATTGCACCTCCGTTAGCTACAACAGTAGTAAAAGCATCAGCTTTGTAACTTTTAAGTGTAGCCGTTTGACCAGATACAGCAGAAACGTAACATTTCATAGTTTTTAATCCAGTTGCGTTGTCGCAAATAACAACAGTATTACCAACTCTTAAAGAATTTGCTAAAGCAGATCCTAAAGTTACAATACCAGATGCAGTTGCTATAACTACAGTAGAATTAGCGGTTACAGCATCGTTTTTGTAAGCAATGTGTAATCTATTTTGTTCAGACCAAATTACTTGATCAGATTCCATTGGCATTTCAGCGCCAACCATTTTTAAAAACCCACCAATTGTACGATTTCCGTATCTTTCAACTTCTTGTTCGTATAATTCAGGTAAGTATTGTTGTGCCCAACCAGCCGTAGCTGTAGCCGTAAAGTCGATATAATTTTGATCGCTTACAGTCGGACTTGGCATAGGAGTTAGAGAGTAGCTCCCTAATAATCCTGTAGATGTGTTAAATCCCATTTTTTTTTAGTTTTTAAGTTGTTTTTATTTTCTAATTTTAAATTTCAACCTAGAACTATCATCACCACCTAATACTTTTATTTTCATACCACCGGTATCAACAACAGGTTTAGCTGTTCTTGGTCCCATGTCAATATTTTTTGAATCAACAGCGGTTTTTTTAATAGCATCAGCTTTACCTTGCTCATAAAAATGCTTAACAATTTTGTCAATATTTTTACCAGCATATAAAGCTTTGTGATAACCTTTTGCGTTTTTCATCATACCTCCTTCGTCTAGGAACTCTCCTACAAAGTTTAGTATATCGCTTTGGCTTTGTTTAACATTATCAGCATCATTAACATTGTACCTATACGTCTTTTCACCTACGTTGAAATCAAAACCTTTGAAATCATTGTTGAAAAGATTATCTGTAGTTTGTTTAAAATGATTAAACTGTTTTTGTTGAACTTCACTAGCAGTAGTTTGTTCTTTGTTGTATTTATTGTAAAATTCGATTGCTTCTTGTTGTTCGCCGGTCAACTTAGAACCCAACTTGACTTCCTTGTAATACTGATCCTTTAGACTAGTAAGATGTTTTCTTGCTTTTACAATTTCTTCTTTGAAAGCCAATTTTTTCTTTTTAATATCTCTTGGCTCATCAATTTCCTCATCAAATGAATAATTATCTTCTAACAAAAAGTTAATTTCTTCGTTGTTTAAATGAGGTTTAGTGTTTTTGTAATACTCTTTAATTAGAGCATTGTCATCTATTGTTGAATAATCTGCATTTAATCTAGAGTAGTCTTCTAAACTACCACCAGTGTCTTGCATGAATTTAACAAGATCCCCTAGCCCTTCAGGTATTTCTACTTGAGGAGCTACAGGTACTTCTTGTTTTTGCTCAACAATTTGTTCTGTTTTAGTTTCTTCAACTTCAACAGATGTTTCTTTTATTTCTTCTAGAGTTTGTTGCTCTATTACTTCTTCATTTTCTTTTTCTTCGATTTTTTCTTTTTCTTCACTTTTGCTTTCATTGCTTTCTTTGGATACGGCATCTTGATTTTGTTTTTGAAATTCGTTTAACTTTGATAAATCTAACTTAATAGTTCCATCTTCTTTTACTTCTTTGTAAGAAATTTCTTCCTTAACTGGTTGAGCTTCTACGACCGGAGTCTCTTGATTGTCAACCTCTTGAATTACTTGTTCTTCTTGTGACATAATATAATATAATTAAATAATTAATAATTAACGCGGATCAAACTGTTCTAGTCCAAAACCATCTAAGTTATCCATACCTGCGGATTCAAAACTTTTAGGTGCAGCGTTGTTTTTTCTTTGCGAGATAAGCTCACTTTGTTGTGATGCTTGTATTTTTGTTCTTTTGTCTTTACGATCTTCTTTAAATTTGTCCTTGCTATTAACTTGTTCTAATTCTTTTTCTTTTAACTGCATGTTTAATTCAAACTCGTACTGCATTAATTCTTTTTTAATAGCAGCTTCTCTTTCCATTTTTTGTATATCAAACTGAGATTTAGACTGTAATATCTGTACTTCTGTTTGTGCTAAAGCTTGTTGCTTTTGCATTTCAGCTTCTGTAGCTTGTTGAGCAGCTTGAGCGTTAGCCTGTGACTGAGCTTGTATATTTTGTTGTTGCAACTCTTGATCTTTAGCTTGCTTTTGCTTTCTACGTATTTTAAGTAATTGATTAGCTAATTTAATGTTTCTAACTTCTCTAATGTCAATAGCGTCTTCAAGAAAAACTTGACCACTTTGTAGCGCTATTTGAATATTATTTTCTAACTTTTGTTTTTCTTCTTCGTCAGGAGCTAGCTCTAAAAATATACCAAAGTCGTGCAAATGTAAATTAGAAATTTCCTCTAAAGTAGCTACGTTAAACTTACCTAATGTTTTTACAAAAGATTCTTTTGTTGGCGAAAATTCTAATACATCTGAAACCCTCATAGCAATACACTCCGCCATCGTTAGCGTTAAATATAAGCTTGATTGCAACAAGTGTCTAGTAGCTGTATTTGAATTAGCAGCCGCCATTTTTTGTAAACCTACTAAAGCGTTAGAGTCTGGCATAGCGCCATCTCTTGCTTCGTTTAAACCTGTAACATCACGCATCATTTGAAGGTAATAGTTATACGTTTGTATTAATGATGCTATTTTATTATTACCACCATTTGAGTTTAGTTCAGTTATTGGTAAACGACCTCTGTTCATATCGCCATCTTGTGTCATTGATCTACCTATTACAGACCCAGTTTGAAAATACATGTTTAGTGCTTCTTGTGGATTATAATTTGTACCGTTACCTAAATCTATTTCTGCTAAAGCATCAGCGTCTAAGTAAACACCATCTGGCACTACTTTAGCTAACACTTGTTGTAGCTTTAAATGAGTCAATTGAATCATATCAGCGAAACCTGTAATCCTACTTACTAAAGACTCTAT